AACGGAGTTCTTGATGAGCCTATTACGGGACCGGCGAGCGTCACCAAGTCTGCAGGTGGAAAAGCAGGATCAACATTTTACGGAGATGATGATTAATGTCTGATAACTATGGAGACAGAGACTCTCTTCCGGTAGCAGATGATTTTGATCTACCCTCTGCAGGAATTGAAGATGTAGACAGGGCAGTCTTTACACTATTTGACAAAGATCTTCCGATGCAGGTCAAGATCGATGACCAGTCAACAAAAGTCCCAGTTGTTTTTTCAACTGGTGAGAGGTTCGCCCTAACGAGAAGAAACTCTCCAATTAGAGACAGGAACAATACAATTATATTGCCTGTTATTGCCATATACAGAAAAAGCATTGACTTGTCTCCCGCGCAAGGTGGGTATGGTACACCAATAGCTTTTCGCCCTCAAACCTCTTACACAGTGAAGAAAAGGCTGTCCCCTAAGGACAGAGAATATCAAAACATTCTCAACAGGTATGGAATAAAGAGCCAGGAGAACGTTTCTAGTAGAAAAAACTTCCAAAGCAACGATATCTTTCCTGGAAACTCAGCGCTTCCCGGAACCGTAGCAAGTCGTAGAAATGGAAAAAATCTCTCACTTGTCGATGGAAATCAAGAGGTCAATCTCAATAACTCTCTAACTGACAATATATTTGAAATAATAACTGCTCCTTATCCGAGATTTATGGTTGTTTCCTACGAGGTTACCTTTTGGACTCAGTACGTTCAAAATATGAATCAGATGATTGAAGTTATGATCTCTAGATTCACCGGTCAAGATATTGGATTTAAAATGGTGAATGACAAGGGCATGGAATACGTTGCTTTCCTCAAGACCCCTATGTCAACAGCAGATAATTTTGATAACTTCTCACAGGATGAGAGAATTATTAGGTACACATTTTCAATAGACGTCCCGAGTTATATATTTGCCCCAAGACACGAGGGCTTATCAGCACCCTTTAGAAAGTACTATTCTGCACCCCAGATTGAATTTGGATATAAGCAAATAAGTGGATTCATGTTTACCTCAGACAGTAACCCAGAAGCTGTCGTAGACCAGGATAAGTTTATTCTGTCTGAGGTCAATCCTGCATCAATGAACAACCTTAGAAGGGGTCAGGACTCGGGAAATGTAATTGAAACTATCACGAATCCATTCACTGGTGCAGAAGAAAGTAGGGTTTCTAAAGTAAGAATTAGAAACGAGAGATCAGGCGAGACAGTTGCTAGCTCTAGAATCTCAATAGATTTACAAACAACGTTAGATTCACCTACATCTGAGTAGAGATAATTGGCTCTTAGAGTGATAGTTATAGCTGTATAGAGTAGAACAGGAGACTTGTTAATGGCTGAACAGACATTTAAATCACCCGGCTTTTTTGAACGTGAGGTAGACCTATCTCAGACAGAAACTTCCGTGTCGGGTGTCCCGGCCGGAATCGCAGGAATTTCAAAGATGGGCCCCGCTTTTGTCCCGGTTACCGTGGGCTCCATGATCGAATTTGAGAATAAGTTTGGTGGTCTGGATCCTGACATGTTTGGTCCCTACGCTGTCAATGAATTTTTAAAGCATAGGTCTGCAGTGACATATGTTAGAGTTCTTGGCGGAGGGGCAAACTTTAAGAGTTCAGATTTCACTTCGACAGAGACAGCGGGCATTGTCCGAGGTGCTGGATTTACCGTAAAGGGAACTAATTCAACAACGGGCCCGCTCGACACCAGGGGATCCCAGCAAGGCTGTGTTATGTTCCTTGCTGCAAGACACTTCGTTTCATCCTCGGAGTCAATTGGATATCCAGTATTTAGTGATAACAGGTCAACACCGCTGACACAGAACACAGTAAACCTGATTAGAGGTGTCCTCATGACACCCTCAGGGACAAGATTCCAGGTTCAATCCTACAGATCTGGAGCTTACGGTGATAGCAAATTCGCGGGAATTGGTTCGGCCGGTACTGATGACTTTGCATGGCCAAGCTCTACAGGCTTGTTTAAGCTTATACTTTCTTCTACAGCTGGATCAAACTTCTCTGCAGACGAAGGATTTGCAGGTATCAAGGTGTTTACAGCCTCTCTCGATCCTGAGTCGAAGTCTTACATTGGAAAAGTCTTAAATACTGATCCGCTGCAATTCCAGAAGGAACAACATCTTCTTTACGCAGATTTCCCTGTTGAGAAAGAGATAGCTAGAGTTGATCTCGGCTCTACCACAAGGTACTGGGCACAGGTAACAGGATCTATTGCTCTCCTCTCAGGGTCTGCCAAGACTTCAGCTACAAGCGGTCTCTCAATAAACTTCAGAGACGCATTTGGAAGATTTGATACAAGGTACACAACCCCTAAGACTACATTCTTTATCTCTCAACCCTTTGGTGATACAGAGTATGACCTGTTTAGATTCGAGACAATATCAGATGGCGCAGTAGCAAACACTCAGTATAAGATTTCCATAAGAGATATCAGAAAGCCTCAGTCACCTGGTCAGGATCCGTACGGAACATTTACAGTTGAGGTTCGAGCCTTCTCCGATAATGATAGGAACCCGCAAGTTCTTGAAAGATATCCCGGTTGTACTCTAAATCCAAATAGCGAAGATTACGTTGCTAGTAAGATAGGAGACTACAAGGCATACTTTAACTTCGATGCTGAAATTGATAGTGAAAAGAGAGTTGTCGTTAGTGGCAGGTACCCGAATAGATCATCAAGAATTAGAGTTATTACTTCTAACGATCTTGATAGTGGGGCAGTTCCCGTCGAAGCACTTCCTTTCGGATTCAGAGGGATTCCAGCACTCAAGACTAATGACTGTCTGACAGACGATAGCTCGGTGTACGCCGGAGATATTAGAGCTCAGTCAGACAAAGATTCTAGAAGGCTAGGTCTTATCCCGGGTGAAATGCAGGGAACCAAGCCTACACACGGAGAAGTTGGAAGGCTGAGAAGTAATCACGGTCTCTCGGGATCTATTGTCCCGCCAGTTCCTATGAGATTTAAAGTTACTCGAGGAACTATAGACAAAACTGGCGGCGGCTTCACAGGGAGTCCGGGAGATCTAGAGAGGTCCGATTCGAGACTCTACTGGGGCGTTAAATTCGAGAGGCTTGCCGTATCAGGTGCAAATATCACTGATACGATCTACAAGTCTAACCTCGGATCAGATCCAAACGGTCTAGTTACATCCTACAGTAAATTTCTTGGAATCGAAAAGCTAGATGTATTCACCACAGGTTCAGGTGCAGACTTCTTCAACGATAACAAGTTTACACTTGCAAGAGTTGCACTTTCTAACAAGACTACATCAACGACAGACGTTATAAGCGCAGTCACAACAGCAATCACAGCCTCGGCTGCAACTCATATTGTTGAATCTGCTTACATAAGAAACGGAGTAAACAACACTATGAACTATGCGCTTGAAGAAGGCGGTAGGACAAGATTGACGCTCGCCAGCCTTGCAGCTTTGACCTCTTCCATCTACTTCAACAAGTTTGTCGACTACGCTAAGTTTACAAACATGTTCTACGGAGGCTTCGACGGAACAAACATTCTTGACAAGAATATGTCTCTTATGAATGATAAAGCATCCTCTTCCGATACAGGCGGATACGCTTCGGGAGCTGCGCTTGATATCGGTTTGAACAACGATGCCAACGGATTTGGAGTCGGACAGAGAAATTCAATAATCCAGTCTTACAGAACGGCTGCAAGAATACTCACTTCTCCGGTTACGTCTAGGGTTAACATTCTAGTCGTACCCGGAATTAAGGACAGTGCACTTTCAGATTATATTCTTGACAGGCTTAAGGATTACGGAAAGGCTATTTACCTGATGGATATACCCTCATACGATGCAGATGATACAAGGCTCTTCCACGGTGATACAAATAGCCCGAATATTGATAAGACAGCTTCTAACTTTGCAGCTAGGGGCGTAGATAATAACTACGCAGCTACCTACTTCCCAGATGTTAGAATTGTCGATCAAGAGAACAATAGGCGCTCAACGGTGCCATCTTCTGTCGCAGCGATTGGCGCACTTGCTTACAACGATAGGGTTGCGTACCCGTGGTTCGCGCCTGCTGGATTTAACAGAGCCTCTCTAGGATTTGTTACTAACCTCAGTGTTAGGCTCAACCAGGAAGACAGAGACACTCTCTACGAAAATAGAATTAATCCCATTGCATCATTCCCAGGTGCGGGATTCGTTATCTTCGGACAAAAAACCCTCCAGATACTCAAGAGCTCTCTCGATAGAGTAAACGTTAGAAGGATGCTTCTTGAAGTAAGAAGGATTGTTGGCGAAGTTGCTGAAAATATTGTCTTTGAGCAAAATACACCGGCAACAAGGTCAAGATTTGTTGCAGAAGTCACACCCCTGCTATCTTTAGTTCAGTCGCAGCAAGGTATCGATCAGTTTAAAATCGTTATGGATTCATCTAATAACACTCAAACTGACATTGAAAATAACATACTGAACGGTAGAATTGTTATAGTTCCAACACGTGCAGTTGAGTTTATTGCTATCGACTTTATTGTCACAAATGCAGGCGTAGAATTCGTATAGAGAATAGTTAAATAAAGAACGGAGTTTATATAAATGTCAGAATCATATAGAAGCGCAGGGGTTTACACCACAGAGACTGATTTGTCTCAACCTACACTTCCAGCACCTTCCGGTATCCCAGCTGGGGTTATTGGAACTGCTGAGTCTGGACCAGCATTTGTCCCAATCACTGTTAGAGATTACGATTCATACAGAAAAGTATTTGGAAATGCTGCTATAGACCCAGCCGTTCTCGGAAGGGCCTCACCCACACTCTTTGGACCATTAGCAGTCTACACATATTTGCAAAATGCTCAAGCATTAACCTATGTTAGAGTTCTAGGTGTAGGTGATGGACTCCGCAGAAACACTGGAACAGGCCAGGTCACAAACGCAGGATTTACTGTAGGCTCAAAACAGGTGCAGGCAGATGGAATCGTTGCGAACAACACTTACGCAGTCGCATCTAGCGGTGAAGGACCAGGCTTACGATCAGCTCCAGGAAGAACCTATTTTCTCGGATGTTTCCTGTCAGAGTCTAACGGTAGTAACGTCTTTACAGAGGCAGGAATTCAGCAAGTAAGTGCAAAAGCAACTGCCTCCATTACACTTGGATCTTCAAATACAGGTGTTGATGAAGTTAAAAACGCTGACACTATAACAATTACTGACACAGCCGGAAATAAAAAAATATATCAGTTTCTTAATGAGGGGAGCTCAGTAACTGATGCCTCTTACATAAAGGTCTCTGACGGCTCTGGTGATATCAACCTTGCTCAAAACCAAGCTCTCGCTGCTCGATTTAAAACTGCTATCGAGGCGAATCAAAGCATTACAGTTTCAGTCGGCGCAGCTCCAAATCAGCATGTCTTAACATTAACTCAGCAAGGCATTGGGCAGGGAGGAAATGTTACAATTACTAGTGTCGTACCGGGCGGCTCGACCTTTACATTGTCAGGATTCTCCGGCGGCTCGGGCGGCGCTCGTCCAATCATTAGAGGCGTTATTATGGCACCCTCGGGTGTTATTCCGGCACTTTCAGGTGGTCTCTACGGTAGAGCTGCAGGTAATGGAAGCTCTAAGCCAGACGCTACAGTTGCTGCATCTGAAATCAAGAGAGATGTAACACTCAAAGGTGGAATGACGGGCTCCGTAAATACGACAACACAAGACTTCGTTCTACTGCTAAACGGATATACAGATTCAGACGCTAACGTTATCACAGCGTCTTTTGACATGACGGCGGCTAATTATTTCCCCAATGTCTTAAACACTGACCCAACAAAGATTGAAGAAAAGGGTCACCTTCTATATGCTCACTTTGACATTGAGCCATCATTTACGGTTGCTACTGGGAGCGGCGTCGTTTCAATCGGTTCTCACAGAGATCCCACTAACGGTGGTAGAATTGAGAACATTGGATTCATCGTAACGGGCTCAAACGCTAGAGACAATTATCTTGCAGGAGTCTCACCTAACTATGAGTCATTCGCAGACAGGTTCACCCACGCAAAATCACCCTTCTTCGTATCACAGGACTACGGTGGCCAGAAATACGATCTCTTTAGAATTCACTCTCGCGGGGATGGAGCTGCCAACAACGAGAAGTACAAGATATCAATTCAAAACATTGTTCCGCACCAGGAGGGAGCCTCTAGAAAGTTTGGAACTTTTGATGTTCTTGTAAGAAAGTTTGGTGATAATGATCACAAGCCAGACGTCGTCGAAGCTCACCTGGGATGTAATCTTGACCCAAGCAGCGAAAAATACATAGCAAGAGTAATCGGTGATAGGCACACATTCTTTGACTTTGATCAAGCTATAGGCAGTCAGAAACTAGTAACTGTCGGTGATCACGCAGGAAACTCTCCAATTGTTAGAGTAGAACTAAATCCTGCAATTGATGTCGGTAACGTTCCTGAGGATGCTTTGCCCCTTGGCTTTAGAGGCCCTGATCACCTAGTAACATCTGGTAGCGGTCCCTTGGCAGCTCTGAGTGGCTCAACTTGGCAAGCTGGAACCTATGCAACTGCCGACGCTCTAAAATCATGCCTTGTTCCTCCGCTAAGGTACAGAAGCGATATCAAGAAGAGCA